CTGCGTCATCCGCGGCATCCGCTTCATCGCCGACGGTGAGCGGTTCGGCGGCGGCGCTGGCGCCAGCCTGGACGAACTCGGCGACGACGAGGTCGAAAACGGCGACGACGGCTTCGGCTGATCCGTACCACGACACGGCCCCGCTTCGGCGGGGCTTTGTTTCAACTGACACTGGAGAACGCAACATGAAAGAGAACGAGTTTGACGCGAACCTGTCGTTCATGGCCGCGGTTGGCCGTGCCGTCCGCGGCTGGCTCTCCCCCTCGCAGCCGCGTCCGCGCCGCTACATCCGCCGTGACGCGCACCTGACGAAGACTGGTCCGGGCCGCCGTGAAGGCTACCGTCCCGGCCGCGCCGAGCTGGAGCGTCGCCTGGAGGAAGGCGTCGCCGCTGCCTCCGAGTATCACGGTCGCTACTTCAAGCGCGCAGGCAAGGTCCGCAACGCCAAGAAACTGACCAGGGGGTGCTGACGATGCTCCACCGCGAGACAGACATCGTGATGTGGGCGCAGGCGCGCAACATCATCGGGCCTACCGGGCAGGCCACCCGCGAGTCGCAGGCGAAGAAGACGATGGATGAAGTCGTCGAACTGATGGTCGCCATCGGTATGCACGACACCGCTGCGGCCCGCGACGCCATCGGCGACATCATCGTCACGCTGGTGATCCAGGCGCAAATGTGGAACCTCCACATCGACGAGTGCGTCGAGGCTGCGTGGCAACAGATCAAGGACCGCAAGGGGAGGATGGTCAACGGCGTGTTCGTGAAGGAGGCGTGACATGGCGACGTTCGGCAACTACCACAACCTCACTCTCGACGAGCTGATGCGCGAGGCCCTGGCTGTCAACAACGAACTGGCGCTGGAGATCGGCAGCCGTGAGACCGTCGTGCTGACCGACGAGGAGCGCGAGCGCGCGTTCAACAATGGCTACGAAGACGGCTATGCAGACGGGAAGGACGAAGGATACGACCAGGGTTACGCCGACGGGAAGGACGAAGGATACGACCAGGGTTACGCCGACGGCGTAGCAGACCGGGAGCACGACAAAAAGTGACCGTCGTCCACATCGACATCGAGACGTACTCGGAACTCGACCTCACGGAAGTCGGCGTCTACCGCTACGCCGAGGATCCGAGCACGAAAATCCATTGCCTTTGCTACGCCATCGACGGCGGCCCTGTGAAGCGGTGGATCGCAGGTGACGTGATCCCGACGGACCTCGCGGCGCTGCTCGTCGATGCCGACTTCCCACCGCGGTTCAACGTCCTCCACGAGCTGCGCGCCTGGAACGCCAACTTCGAGCGCGTGATGCTCAACAGCCAGGCGGGCCAGCGGTTCGGCTGCCCGCGCACGGCGATCGAGCAATGGACCTGCACGATGGCCCTGGCCGCGTACAACGGGCTGCCGAAGGGCCTCGACGACTGCGCGGCTGCGTTGTCGCTCCGCGGGAAGGACAAGGACGGCGCGAAGGTCATGCGCCTTCTGTGCGCCCCGAAGCGCCCGACGAAGAAAGACCCGTCAACGGAGTACCGCCCGGACACGCACCCGGAGATGTTCGAGTCGCTGTACGCCTACTGCGAGCAGGACGTGGAGGTGGAGCGGAGCATCCACAAGCGCCTGCCGCGCCTGCCCGAGGTCGAGCAGCGCCTCTACTGGCTCGACCAGGAGATCAACGACCGTGGCATCCGGGTGGACACCGCTCTAGTTGACCGGGTGTGCGGGATGATCAACCAGAAGGCCGAGGACTTCCAGAAGCGGGCCATCGCTATTGCCGGCGTCTCGACTTCGCAGCGCGACGAGATCCTCAAGTGGTGCGCCAGCCGTGGCGTGTACCTCGAGGGCTACCGGAAGGACGACATCGCCGCGGCGCTGAAGAAGAAGGACCTGCCGCCAGAGGTTCGTGAGGTGCTGGAGATTCGCCGGTACGCGAGCCGGCAGGCATCCGGGTCGAAGTTCTACGCAGCGAAGCGTGCCGCCTGCGCGGACGGTCGGCTGCGCGGGATGTTTCAGTTCTTCGGCGCGGTGCCGACCGGGCGTTGGGCCGGGCGGATTGTCCAGTTGCAGAACCTCTCGAACCAAGGCTACCCGGAGACGGCGCCCGAGGACGTGCTGAACCTCGACCTCGATGGCGTCGAGATGCTGTACGGCGATGCGATGCCGCTGTTCGGCAACATGACCCGCGCCATGCTCATCCCGAGCCAATGCCGCCGGTTCATCGTCGGCGACTTCAGCGCCATCGAGGCCCGCGTGCTCGCGTGGTTGGCCGAGGAGACGTGGCGGCTAAACGTCTTCAAGACGCACGGGATGATCTACGAAGCGTCCGCCGCCGAGATGTTCGGAGTTCCTCTCCAGGAGTTCATCGACTACAAGAAACGTACTGGCGAGCACCACCCGCTTCGTAAGAAAGGCAAGGTAGCGGAACTCGCGCTCGGCTACTACGGCGGCGTGAACGCTCTCATCATCATGGGCGCCTTGAAGATGGGGTTGCGTGAGGACGAGTTGCAGCCAATCGTAGACGCCTGGCGGCAGGCAAACCCCAACATCAAGCGGCTGTGGTGGGCCGTGTCCGATGCGGCGATCAACGCCGTGGATAAGCCCGGCACTCTGCACCACGCAGGGAAGTGCGTGTTCAAGGCTGACGCCAATTGGCTGATGATAAAACTGCCGTCCGGGCGCGTCATGCGCTATTGGCAGCCGCGGCTTGAGGACTACGAAAGCCCGTGGGGCTGGAAGAAACAACTCTCCTACATGGGCGAGCGCCAGTTGCCGGGTAAGACGCAGCGCGTGTGGGGCCGCGTGGAGACGCACGGTGGAAAACTGGTGGAGAACATCGACCAGGGGATCGCGCGCGATTGCCTCCGTGAGGTGCTGTTCCGCCTAGTGGACGCTGGCTACCGCGAGGACATCGTTGGGCACGTCCACGACGAGGGGGTTCTCGATGCGGCGCACGGCCACCCGGACGACGTGCGGAAGATCATGGCACGGCCTATCGAGTGGGCGCCCGGCCTGCCGCTGGACGGTAGTGTTGGCGAGATGATGCGGTACGCGAAGGATTGATGCTTGAGATCAAGGTCGAAGACCACCTCAAAGACGAAGCGAAGCGCCACGGCGGTTACGCGATCAAGTTCATCCCTGCGGTCTTGCTGGGGTTCCCGGACCGTATGGTTCTGCTGCCAGGCGGCAAGATAGCGTTCATAGAACTCAAGCGCCCTGGAAAAGAACCACGCAAGGCGCAATGGGTGTGGATCAACAGACTACGGCGGCTCGGCTTCGAGGCGCATTGGTTCAGTTCGATGGTGGAAATTACCGCGTGGATCGACGAGTTCGCAGCGAAGTAGACCTGCACGATTACCAGCACCGCGCTGTCGAGTTCCTGTGCGAGCGGGAGCGCGCTGGTCTGTTCGCGCTGATGGGTGCAGGAAAAACCGTCACTACCCTCACGGCCGTCTCCAGGCTCCTCTCCGAGATGATGGTGAAGAAAGTCCTCGTGATCGCTCCGCTACGGGTGGCGCGGACGGTTTGGCCGCACGAGCCGCAGCACTGGTCGCACCTCCAGCACCTACGCGTCGTCGAAGTTCTCGGCGACCAGAAGCGCCGTCTGAAGGCGCTCGATGCCGACGCAGACATCTACAGCATCAACCGCGAGAATGTCGCGTGGCTCGTTGAACACTACGGCAAGGCCTGGCCGTTCGACATGGTTGTGGTGGACGAGAGCCGCTCGTTCTCCGACCACCAGAGCAAGCGATTCAAGGCCCTCAAGGCGGTGCTCAAGCATATCCGAAGGGTGGTCATCCTGACCGGCACCCCGGCGCCGCAGGGGCTTGCTGACCTGTGGGCGCAGGTGTATCTCCTAGACGACGGAGAGCGGCTGGGGCGGACGGTAACTGCATTCCGCTCACGCTGGTTCGATCTGAACCAGTGGACACACGAGTGGAAGCCGAAGTCCCACGCCCAACGGGAAATCGAGGAGAAGATTTCCGACATCGTGCAGGTTGTGGAGTCGTATGACGGCCTGCCGTCCGGCACTCGGAATGTCATCGAGTGCCCGCTCGATGCGGCGGCGTTCGAGAAGTACGAGGAGTTCGAGCGCGAGCGCGTCATCGAACTGGCGGGCGCGGAGATCACGCCCGCGAATGCCGCCGTGCTTGCTGGCAAACTTCTTCAGTTCGCCGCCGGCGCCCTGTACGACGACGACCGGAACGTCCACGAGCTGCACACGTCGAAGTTGGACGCGCTCGCTGATCTCGTGGAGTCGCTCGGCGGTGAGCCCTTGCTCGTGGCGTACTGGTTCCAACACGACCTGGACCGCCTGAAGCAAAGGTTCCCAAAGGCCCGAGTCCTCGACAAAAGCCAGCGGGTCGTGGACGACTGGAACAACGGGAAGATCCCCCTGTTGTTCGCGCACCCGGCGAGCGCCGGGCACGGCCTCAACCTACAGCGCGGTGGGTGCAACGTGTGTTGGTTCTCGCTTACCTGGTCGTTGGAACTTTACCAACAGTTCAACGCTCGGCTCGTTCGGCAAGGCCAGGGCAGGCCGGTCATCCTGCACCACCTGGTTGTGCCCGGCACGATAGACGAGGTCGTGCTCAAGGCGCTCGACGGTAAAGCGGATGGCCAAGCACGGCTTATAGCCGCTGTCAAGGAACTTGTCGCTGCGCGCTCAACCGCCTGTTGACTGTCCAGTACGCCGGTCGTAGGATTTTGCCCTCAACCAAAGGAGGGTGCTTCCACATGGCCCGTATGGAACGACCGGAGGATTTTCACCACAGGCTTCTTCAGGCAGTCAATGACTCGCCGCTCCCCTGTTCGGGGTCACCTTCGAGACGGCGAAGAACCAGGTCTACCTCGGAACCTTCCCGGTCCCGACCTACCGGATCGGCCGGAAACTGGTGGTTGACCGCCTGGTGGTCGAGACGTACTTCGAGACGCGGCGGCAGGCCAGCCTGGCCGCGCTGCGCCAGCGTCTCAACTTATAAGGGGGTGGCGTACTTCGGGTTGCGGGCGGTACGCTCGGGCGGCGCCCCACCACTCTCCAGCAGGAGCCCGCTGCCGTGCCCGACCGCGACCCCGACATCCACCGTGACCTCGGCGCCCACGAGGCGAAAATCGAGCAGTTGCAACGGGACGTGGAGGCCATCCGCACGGACCTCCACCGCGTAGTGGTCGCCTTCGAGCAGGCACGCGGCGGGTGGCGGACCATCGCCATCCTGGCTGGCATTTCGGCCACCATCGGCGGCTTCGTCGCCGAGTTCTGGTCATTCATCGTGGCCAAGCCGGATGGTGTGCCGTGAACGACCCGGCATGGCTCACCGAGGGGTTCCGGTACAACGGTCTGAAGGAGATCCCGGGGCCGCGGCACGAGAGTGTGATTCTCCGCTGGCTGGAGGATCTCCGCGCGTGGTGGACGGACGACGAGACGCCCTGGTGCGGGGTGTTCGTTGCCCACTGCGTCAAGTCTGCCGGCCATCCGTTGCCGCGCTACTGGATGCGGGCGCAGGCGTGGCTCGAATGGGGCCAACCGATAGATGTGGCTGCACGCGGCGCGGTCGTCGTGTTCAGCCGGCAGGGTGGCGGCCATGTTGGGTTCGTCGTTGGCCGGGACGCCCGTGGCAACTTGCTTGTTCTGGGCGGAAACCAGGGCAATGCAGTCAGTATTGCGCCCTTCGAGCGGTCACGCGTCCTCGGGTTCCGCTGGCCGGCAGGCGAGCCGCTGCCCCCGGTGGCCGCCTTGCCAACGCTCGCGTTGAGCGCCCCCGTGTCGAGGAACGAAGCATGATCTCGAAGGCCCTGGATTACGCGAGCAGGAAGTTCCTGATAGCGATGGTCTACACCTCTGCTGGCGTCATCGCACTGCTCTCGGGCCGCATGGACGGGCCGACGTTCGTGGCGTTGGCCACCCTCGTGCTTGGGGTCTACGGCTACGCCAACGTGGCCGCGAAGAAGGCGACGAACGGTAGTTGACCAGTCTGGTGTGTCAACCCACCATTGACTCCTCAACAAGCAGGGCGCGGCGCCGTTCATACCTCCTCGTGGGCCGGAAGGCCATCTAACCCACGACAGGGCTCGCCGGGGCGCACGCCTGAAGGGTGCCTAGAGCACCGTGTACCGGCGGGGAGCCTCAACCGCGAAAGCCTGCGGAATGGCCAGAAGGCTTGACTCCTCGGAGAGACGAGGGTCCACTACAAGAAGCACGACGTTCCTTGCCGCCACGACTGGTCGGCCCTCCCCCTCGGCGCTACCCTCCTACCCGGCGTCGAGGGGTTTTCTTTTTCCAGCAGGCCCCTCGTGTAGCGCGTCCGGCGTCCTCGGACTCGATGGCGACCTCGATCTCCCGTGCCCATCTTTCGGCTTGCGCCTTGAGCCGAAAGGTCCGGCTAATCGGCGCACGGCCTCGCTTGCGGATCAGGACGCGCCACTTCTCCCCGCGCTTCTCGATGTAGGCCACTGGTGCAGCCCTGGTGCAGTCCGGTCAACCCCGGCGGTGGTCGCCAATGGTAAACAAGTGTTCACCGTGTTGCACCATGTCGGGTTTGCGCTTGAGTAAGGTATTGTTTTTATTACCTTTTCAGGCGCTATAGGTGTCCTTCTTCAGGATTCTCGAACCGCGTATGCGCTTGATCCCTATGCGTTTTCTGACCGTGGTGCAAAGAGGGTGCATCCGCAATGCGAATCACGGGGTTGCGACCGCCGGTACGCACCGCATACCGTTCGCGCATGGTCAACGATTTCGTGCTGGATTTCGAGCGGGTCTGCGGCGTCTCCTCCAAGGAGGCCTCGCGCGTGCTCGGGACCGCCTACACCACATATATGCAGTACCGCGGGGCGACACGGAAGCTCCCGCGGTACATCCGCGCGCACATGAAGACGTTGCTCGCCCTGCCGCCGGCGATCCGCGCGGACCTCGTGGAGTCCCGCCGTGGCGGTGAGTGACGACTTCGAGTCCTACGCCGCCGGCCCTGAAGTCTCGCGCGAACTGCCAGAGGCGGCTGCGGCAACCGACCTGATGGAGATGCTGGCCCGTGGCGCTACCGTCACGTTCCTGGCCAACTTCTTCGGGCAGGCCAAGGAGCACATCGCGGCGAAGATGGCCGGCGCGAAGGTGGTCGGCCGGACGAAGCACGGAACACCGGCCTACGACTTCAAAGAAGCGTGCTCCCGCCTGGCGCGGCCGTCGCCGGACCAGGTGATCGAGTACGTCAAGAAGATGCGGCCGAACGACCTGCCGCCGATCATGCAGAAGGAGTTCTGGGACGCGGCTCTGAAGCGGCAGAAGTGGGAGCGCGAGGCGGGCGAACTGTGGCGGACGGAGGAGATCACCGAGGCGATGGCCGAGGTGTTCAAGTCGCTTCGCATGACCATCATGCTGTTCAGCGACACGGTGGCGCGCGAAACGGGCATCACGAACAAACAGCGCGAGATCATCACCGCGCTGTCCGACCAGTTGCTTGAGGATCTGCGCGAGTCGCTGATCGAGAACCCAGCCTTCGAGAAATACCGGACTGAAGGCGCTAAAGGCGCCGAGCAGTTCGGCACGGAGTTCCCTGAAGTCGATGAACCAGACCCCGAAACCGTCCACGCTGCGGAATCTGATCGTAAGTCTCGCCGACGGGTTAAGGCCGCCGGAGCGGCTGACCGTCAGCGAGGCGGCTGAAAAGTACCGCTACGTCCACAACCCGGGGTCGTACATCGGCCCGTGGAAGAACGACACCACCCCGTACATGACGGAGGTGATGGACACGCTCGACTCGCGGGACTTCAACGCGTGCATCTTTGTCGGCCCAGCGCAGACGGGTAAGGCGTTGGCGTTGACTACCCGCATACCGACCCCGACTGGTTGGACGACGATGGGTGAGTTGCGCGTCGGGGATCAGATTCTCTCGGCCGACGGCTCGCCATGTAAGGTTGTGTTCGCCACTGATGTGATGAACGACCACCTTTGCTATCGCGTGGCGTTTGACGACGGTTCGGAGGTGATAGCAGACGCCGACCACAAATGGCAGGTAGACGACGCCCATAAGCCAGGACGGCCGCAAATTCTCACTACCTCCACCCTGGCGCAGACGTACCGCTATGGAAAAAACCAGCGGTCGCGCTTCGCCATAGCGACGGCAAAGCCTCTTGTTTTGCCGGAGCGTCAACTGCCGATTGCCCCGTACATTTTAGGGTGTTGGCTCGGGGACGGCCACAGCAGGACCGCGCGTATTTACGGTCACGCTGACGACCTGCCAGAGTTGATTAAGAACATCCAAGCAGACGGATACCCGGTTGAGTCAGGGCTGGACGGAAAGTTGCTTGGAGTGGCCCGCGTTGACCCGTGTCCACGTCCACCGAAACCCGGAGAGGGTTCTTACGGGCTTCTCGGGTCGCTGCGCGCCCTGGGCCTGCTGACAAATTACGGCGGGCGGAAGCATATACCGGAGGCGTACCTTCGTGCGTCTGTTGAGCAACGCCTCGCGTTGCTTCAGGGCTTGATGGACACCGATGGAACCGTAGCCAAGAACGGCTCCTGCTCTTTCGACACCACGTCGTATGACCTGGCGCGCGGCGTACACGAACTGCTTTGCTCACTCGGGTTTAAGGTCGGGCGAAGCGTTCGCAGGACGAGTTGTGTTTACAAAGGAGAGCGCCGCCCAGGAAAAACCAGTTACCGGATTTCGTTTGTTGCGTATTCGGACGAGCCGGTGTTTCGCCTTAACAGGAAACTGACTCGTCTTAAAGAGCGCAGCGAAGGCCGCCCTGGTTACACGGGCCGCCGCTGGATTACCAAGATCGAGCCTGTGAGGAGCGAGCCGGTTCGGTGCATACAGGTTGACCATCCGTCGCGCTTGTTTTTGTGCGGCGAGTCGATGATCCCGACGCATAACACAGACGCCCTGCTTATCAACTGGCTGCTGCACACGGTCGTGTGCTCTCCGGCCGACTTCATCATGTACCAGACCTCGCAGTCGGTGGCGCGCGACTTCTCGCGCCGGCGTATCGACCGTCTCCACCGGCACTCGCAGACGGTCGGCGAGCAGTTGCTCAAGGCAGGCGACTCGGACAACACCTACGACAAGTTCTACCGCAGCGGGATGATCCTCACGCTGTCCTGGCCGACGATCAACGAACTATCGGGCCGTCCGGTTGGAAAGGTCGCGCTGACCGATTACGACCGTATGCCACAGGACATTGACGGCGAGGGTTCCCCGTTCGACCTGGCGCAGAAGCGGACGACGACGTTCGGGTCGTTTGCCATGACGCTCGCCGAGTCGTCGCCTGGCTTCGAGACGACGAACCCGAAGTGGCTGCCGGCGACGAAGCACGAGGCGCCGCCCTGCCCTGGCGCGCTGGCGCTCTACAACCGTGGCGACCGCCGCCGCTGGTACTGGCAATGCCCGGACTGCCGGGATTGGTTCGAGCCGGCGTTCAAACTGTTGACCTGGGATCAGGACAAAGACATCGCCCGCGCCGCGGCGAGCGTACACATGGCGTGCCCGCGCTGCGGTGTCGCGCTGAAGCCAGAGCAGCAGGCTGAACTCAACCGCGGCGGGCGCTGGCTCAAAGAGGGGCAGTCCGTCGACAAGAACGGCGTCGTTCACGGGGAGGGCCGTCGCTCAAACGTCGCGTCGTTCTGGCTGAAGGGCCCCGCGGCAGCGTTCACGAGCTGGCAGTCGCTCGTCACGAAGTACCTTCAGGCCGAGGCCGAGTTCGCGGCTACCGGCAGCCAGGAGGCGCTGAAGTCCACGGTCAACACCGACCAGGGTGAGCCCTACATCCCCCGCGGGCTGGGCTCCAGCCGGCTGCCGGAGGACCTTAAAGCGAAATCCCAGCCGCTCCCCGAGCGGGAGGTGCCGTCGGATGTCCGGTGCCTGCTTGCGACCGTGGACGTGCAGGCCAACCGCTTCGAGGTGCAGGTTCACGGCATCCGGCCCGGCCTCGACGTGGTCGTGGTCGATCGTTTCGCCATCCAGAAGTCGAAGCGGGTCGATCCCGACGGCGAGAGGTATTGGGTCAAGCCCGGGACATACCTGGAGGATTGGGAGTTGCTGACCGAGCAGGTCTTGATGAAGGACTATCCGCTGTCCGACGGTTCCGGCCGGCGAATGCAGATCAAGATGGTCGGCTGCGACTCCGGTGGCCGTGAGGGTGTGACCGCCAAGGCCTACGACTATTACCGGACGCTGCGGAAGCAGGGCCTCAACGGTCGCTTCATGCTGCTCAAGGGCGCGTCCCTGCCGAGCGCGCCGCGGGTCACCGTCTCCTACCCGGACGCGAAACGGAAGGATCGCAAGGCCGCCGCGCGCGGTGAGATTCCGGTGCTGCTGATAAACACCGACAAGGTCAAGGACCAGCTCGACCACATGCTCGACCGCACGGAGCCGCGCGGCGGGATGGTCGTGCTGCCCGACTGGCTGCCCGATTCGTTCTTCGTGGAACTGACGGTCGAGCAGAAGGACGTGAAAGGCCGGTGGGTGAACCTGAAGAAGCTGCGAAACGAGGCGTGGGACCTGCTCGTCTACAACCTGGCGCTGGTGTCGTACCTCGGGATGGAGAACATCAACTGGCAGAAGCCGCCGGCGTGGGTTGCGGAGTGGGATACGAATGCCCTAGTTTCGGGTGAGACTGCCGAGCGGCGTTTCGCTTCGGCACCTAAACCTCGCGTTGACTTGAGCAAGATAGCGGCGGACCTCGCATGACCCCGGCCGAAAAACTGACCGACGCAGAAGCGAAGTACCACCTGCTCGTCACCGGGCAAATGGCGCGCGTCATCGTCGACTCGAACGGCGAGCGCGTCGAGTTCACCGTGGCCAATGCCGGGCAGTTGCTCAAATACATCGAGGGCCTGAAGGCCCAGGTCAACGGTACTACCAAGGCGCCGATGCGGGTGTTCTTCTGATGGCCGAGAAGCCGGAAGTGACGACGGCCGAGACTCAACCGCTGCGTGAGTCCGCAATGGTCGGTGCGCCCTACGAGGGGGCCTCCCGGATCAACCGGGAGACGGCCCTCTGGTCGCCCTCCGTCCGCTCGGCCGACGACGACATCAAGGTCGACAAGGTCCTGCTGGATGCGCGCGGTCGTGACCTCGTGCGGAACGACGGGTACATCGCCGGCGCGGTGGCCACCCACAAGGACTCCATCGTCGGGTCGTTCTTCCTGCTCAACGCAGCCCCGAACCTGCGCGTCCTGAAGGGCGTCAGCCGGGGGTTCGACGAGTCGTGGAGCGAGGAGTTCCAGTCGGAGGTCGAGGCGAAGTTCGGCCTGTGGGCCGAGTCGCCGGACAACTGGCCGGACGCCAGCCGCCACAACACCCTGACTGGCCTCGTGCGCCTGGCCGTCGGCGTCTACACCGTTGCCGGTGAAGTGCTGGCCACGGCGGAATGGCTTCGTGACGGCACCCGTCCGTACCGGACCGCCCTGCAAATGGTCGACCTCGACCGGCTGTCCAACCCCCGCGGCATGGACGACACGATGTACCTGCGGCAGGGTGTGGAGCGCGACCGCTTCGGCGCCCCGCTCGCGTACCACATTCGGATGACTCACCCCTTCTCGACCTACGTCGGGATGGACAGTTTCTCCTGGAAGCGCGTGCCGGCCCGCAAGCCGTGGGGGCGCATCCAGGTCATCCACATCCTTGAGCAAATGCGCCCGGATCAGACCCGCGGCGTAGCGGAGATGGTTTCCGCGCTCAAGGAGATGAAGATGACGAAGAAGTTCCGGGAGATTGTTCTCCAGAACGCCGTCGTCAACGCTACCTACGCCGCGGCCATCGAATCCGAACTGCCGCCCGCCGAGGCCTACGCCCAGATCGGCGGTGAAGCGGGGATGCCGGATTACATCCAGACGTACCTGTCTGGCCTTTCCGACTACGTCGGCTCGGCCCGCAACCTGCACATCGACGGGGTCAAGATCCCGCACCTGTACCCCGGCACCAAGCTGAAACTGCTGAACGCCGGCCAACCTGGCGGCGTCGGCACCGTGTTCGAGGAGTCCCTGCTGCGGAACATCGCGGCCTCGACCGGACTGTCCTACGAGCAGCTGGCGCGCGATTATTCGAAATCGAATTACTCCAGCGCGCGCGCGTCGATGCTGGAGACGTGGAAGGGGATGCAGGCCCGGAAGAAGATGGTCGCCGACCGCTTCGCCAGCCACGTCTATGCCCTGTGGCTGGAGGAGGCCATTGCCCGCGGCGATGTGCCGCTGCCGAGTGGCGTCACCCGCGACTTCTTCTACGAAGGCCAGAACAAGGACGCGGTCTGCGCGGCCACCTGGATCGGCGCCAACCGCGGCCAGATCGACGAACTCAAGGAGACGCAGGCCGCCGTGATGCGGATTCGCTCCGGGTTGTCCACCTACGAGGACGAGATGTCCAAGATGGGCAAGGACTACCGTCAGGTGTTCGCCCAGGCAGCCAAGGAGAAGCGCCTGATGGCCGAGATGGGTCTGGAGTTCAACGCCGACCCGTCGAAGTCCGCCGGCCTCGGTGGCCAGGGCGTGAAGGACGACAAGAAACCCGGCTCCGACGTGGGCCGCCTCGGGCCGGGCAGCGGTAACGCGCCGCAGGAAACGGGCGAGGAAGACGAGGAGGACCCGGCGGATGACGCTGATGAATAAGGCGATGCTGGCCAAGCGGCTGTCGAACAAGCCGCTGCTGCTGGACCCGAACGAGGGCGAGTTCCTGCGCGCGTTCGTCGAGAACGCCGCCGACATGGCGGCCGACAAGGCGCTGTTCATGGACGCCTCCAGCGACCTCGGCGGCGGCAAGCCGTATGCCGTGGACGGGGGTATCGCTGTCATCCCGGTCCACGGGATGCTGCTGCACAAGGTCGACATGCACTACCCGGGGTGGTTCACCGGGTACGGGTACGTCGAGGCGATGGTGGACGCGGCCTTGGCCGACCCCGACGTGCGCGGTATCGCGCTCGACGTGGCGTCGCACGGCGGCGAGGTGTCCGGGGCGTTCGAGGCAGCGAAGGTGATCCGGGACGCCCGGGCACAGAAGCCCGTCTACGCCGTTGTCGACGGCTACGCGCACTCGGCCGGCTACGCCCTAGCGTCGGCCGCCGACAAGATCTTCATGTCGGAGACTGCCAGCGTCGGCAGCGTCGGCGTGGTCACGATGCACGTTGACTTCTCGAAGGCGCTGGCCGAGAGCGGCGTCAAGGTCACCTACATCTACGCCGGGAAACAGAAGGTCGACGGCAACCCCTACGAGCCGCTGGCCGAGGACGTGAAGGGCCGCATCCAGGCGCGCGTCCAGAAGTCCTACGAAGTGTTTGTCGCGTCGGTCGCCGAAGGCCGCCGCGGCGCAATATCCCCCGAGGCCATCCGCGGCACCGAGGCCGGCACTTTCGCCGGCCCCGAGGCTCTCGATCTTGGCCTGGTGGACGCCGTCATGTCTCCTCGTGAGGCGTTCGCGGCATTCAAGGGCGCTCTGACCGGCGCTCGTTCGTTCAACTCCAATGCAGGAGCACCCACCATGTCTGCCGGCAACGCAGATCAGCAGCCGGTCGCGCCCGAAGTGCCGACCACCGACGCCGCAAGCGTCAAAGCCTCGGAGCGCCAGCGCATCGCTGCGATCCAGGGTTGCGAGGAAGCCGCAGGTCGTGAAAGCCTTGCGTCGCATCTCGCTTTCAACACCGAGATGTCCGTGGAGGACGCCCGCGCTGTTCTCGCCGCCGCGCCGAAGGCCGGCGACAAGGCCGCCGGGGTCACGGGCATCGAGGCGCTCGACAAGGCGATGGAGGCCAGTGGCGGAACCCCCGCTGTTGGCGCCGACGCCGGTCAGCGTGAGGAGCGCGAAGACCCGGTCGCACGGATCCTCGGCAACTACGCGCTGGCCAGTGGCCGGAAACTCCAGTAACACGGGACCCATCCAGGAGAAACAGTCATGTCCACTTACGCTTACGGTATCGCCGGTTCGGGTTCCGACACCTTCACCGCCGAGCAACTGCTGGCGGGTGACAGCCCGGTTGTCACGCAGGAGGCCACCCTCGCCTCCGGCGAGAACCTCGCCATCCACACCATCGTCGGCCGTGATTCCACGACCGGCAAGCTGGAAGTCTGGGACCCCGCTGCCAACGACGGCACCGAAGTCCCGGTTGGCATCCTCGCCTACGCCGTCGACGCCTCGCTGGCGGACAAGGCGTGCGTGATCTATGTCGCCGGCACCTTCAACTTCGCGCAGCTGGTTGTGCCGAACGGCGAGACGCTGGCGACGGTGCAGGCCGCCTTCGACCGTACCCCCATCACCATCCGCGAACTGACCTACTCCGTAGGTTAATCCGGGCTAGTCAACTTCCAGGAGATCACGCAAATGACGATTGGCGCCTACGATACCCACACCCTGATGGGTGTGATCGCCAAACAGGAAACCCTCTCCTCGTACTGGCTCGACCTGTGCTTCCCGCAGGTGCAGCTGTTCGACACCGAATACATCGACTTCGACGTGGTGGACCGTGGCAAGCGCCTCGCCCCCTTCGTCGCGCCGACGGTGCAGGGCAAGCCGATGCTGCACGAGGGCTACGCAACCAGGCGGTTCAAGCCGGCCTACGTCAAGCCGAAGGACATCGTCGACCCGAGCCGCGTCATCAAGCGCCGCCCGGGTGAGGCCTACACCGGCTCGCTCTCGATGGCGCAGCGTTACGACGCCGTCGTGGCCGACATCCTGTCGATGCACACCGCCATGCACCGCGCCCGCCAGGAATGGATGGCCGCGCAGGCCGTCATCAACGGCTCCATCACCGTCTCCGGTGACTCGTACCCGACCACGACCATCTCCTTCGGTCGTGACGGCGGCCATACCGTGACCCTCGGTGGCGGCTCCCGCTGGAACGAGGCCGGCGTGAACCCGGTCGAGGACCTGGAGGAGTGGGCCCTGCTGGTCCTCCAGAACTCCGGCACCGCGGCGACGCGCGTGACGATGGGCATTGACGCCTGGAAGGCGTTCATCGCCAACGCCTACGTCAAGGATCAGCTCGACACGACCTACCGTGGCGGCGCTGCCAACCTCGACCGCGGCCCGAACGCGATGATCGGCGGCGTCTACCGCGGCGTGATCGGCTCGCTGGAGGTCTACACCTACAACGACTACTACGAGGATGACACTGGCACCCAGACGAACATCCTCGGGTCGAAGGAAGTGGTGTTGACCGGCCCGGGCCTCCAGGGTGTGCGCTGCTTCGGCGCCATCATGGACGCTGACGCCGGGTTCCGTCCTGCCGAGATCTTCCCGAAGATGTGGAAGCAGGAAGACCCGAGCGCCATCTTCCTGATGACGCAGAGCGCGCCGCTGATGGTGCCGATGCGCCCGAACGCCTCCCTCAAGGCGACCGTTCTGGCGTAACCAACGCGGGGAGGCCGGGGCAACCCGGCCTCCTTGCCTCTACCCTGGGAGTGACGCCCCGTGTTCCAGACTTTGCACAAGATCATCCGACAGCGCGGCAACGGCGACATCGAGGTCGTCCCTGCCGGCAAGATTGTCGAGGATTTCTCCGAGGCAGAGGTCAACGACCTGCTGCGTCTGAAGGCCATCGCGCGCATCGACGCCCGCGTGGCGCAAGCCGAGGCCGCGTTGCCGTCGCCGAAACAGAAGGCAGGCGCCCGGGCCAAGAAGAAAAAGGACGAGCCAGGGAAGGCCACCACTGAACCCGGGTCGGTTCAGTCCGACCTGGGCGCGCCGGATTTCGGTTGACGTGCCGTGGCGTGGAAAGACACCCTCGCGGCAGCCCGGGCATCTATCCACGAGTTCTTCGCGGAACCGGCGGATTACCTCGCTCCCGGTGAGGCCGAGCCTACCGCGGTAACCGTCCGCGTTCATGACACGACGAAGATCGAGGGTGACCTCAACGGCGTCGGGTACACCCAGATCGCCGTTGACGCTCCGCGCATCGTGTTCCTTGCCGCCGACGTGGCCGAGCCGAAGGAGCGCGCAGTGGTGACGACCGCCGACGGTCGTCGCTACAAGATTGACCATGTGCTGCCGGTTCACGGCATCACGATCACCTGTGAAGCGACGCGGCTGCCGCCGCTGCCGCCTGAACCCGAGGAGTGAGCCATGCCGAGCCGCCGCAGCCGCCAACCGAAGATCACCCAGGCCTACGTCGATGCGACCGGCACGCTGGTGCGTGTTGATTTCGACCAGGCCGTATTCTCGGACGCGCCCGCCGACGGCTGGTCGTTCGAGGTCAACGGCATCGCCGCCACCGTCGCCGCCGCCACCGTCGCCGGGCGCACCGTCGAGTTCGAGGTGTCCTATGACTTCGACAGCGAGACGCAGGCCGCGATCTACGCAGGCATGGCCGTTACCGGGACCTACGACCCCGAGGTGGGCGACCTGGGTAACGGGAACCTGGCCATCGCGGGCGTCGCCGCAGGCTTCGCCCTCGGCAACACGAGTGCGGTCGCCCCGCCGGCGGCGCCGGAACTCCAGAGCGCCGTTGTCGATGCGACCGGCCTGACTGTCACCTTGACCTTCGACGTGGCCTTGAGCGCCGGAACCGAGGCCGGGTGGACGGTCAACGACATCGCTCCCGACTCCGGGGTGGCTTCCGGCACCGAGCTGGTGCTGACGATGGCCGCCGCCATCCTCCAGGGTGCAGACGTGTCGGTGGACTACGACGACACGACCGGCGACGCCGTCGGCCTCGTGCTGCCCGTCGCGGCCATCGCCGACTTCGCCGCAACCAACAACTCCACCGTGACGGAGTGACGCCATGCTGCTGCTTGAGATTACCGCTGACGACACCGGGGATTGGTACACCGCCCCCGAGAGCGGCGATTACCTCCTGTCCCTGCGCGAAGGGGATGACCTCGGAACCGGCACGCTCTACATCGACGCGGCGGACTTCGACGAGAACGTCCTGCCTGGTGAAACGGACCGTGAGATCACGGCCGTTGGCGCGCCGATCCTCGTCTCGCTGAAGAAGGGCATGAAGGTGCGTGGGCGGCTGACCGGGGCCACCGACCCTGTGGTGAATCTGTTCCTCGCGGGCCCCTGACGGAGGTCGCCTGTGCAGCTCGTCAAGCGCACTGGTCTTGTATCGGCGTTCACCAGGACGGGGCTCTACGTTCAGTCGAACGGCGGGGCCGCTCCGGTTCCGCCGACGCTCGTCTCGGCGACCATCCTGTCTGATGGCGTGACGCTGCGGCTGTTGTTCTCGCAGCCGATCACGGCGGGCACGGCAACGCTGGGCCTGACGCGCTCGGTCGGCACGATCTCGTCCGGCTCGATCAGCGGCACCAATGTCGACCTCACCATCCCGAAGGTCTACGCCGGCGACAGTGTGGGCACGATCACCTACGACGCGGGCACCGGCGATCTTGCTGGCGCTGGTGGTGACGTTGCCTCGTTCGGCCCGACGGCGATCGTCAACAACGCAGCGGCGTGGACGCCTGCGGAGATATTCACCGGCGGCCGGCTGGGCGACTACTTCGATCCGCGCGTCGTATCGACCATGCGGGCCAATGTCGACGGCACCGGAGACATCGCTGCAACCGGCGACGTGGTGAAGCGCGTCAACGGCGTGCGCGGCGCGATCTACGGCACGGCGCTGGATGGAACGATCACAACGGCTGCACGCTACAACGAAAGCGGCTACCTGTACGGGTCGACGGATGCGTGCTCTCTGGTCATGGACATCACGTCGATGGGGCTGGTGTCGAACACCAGCGCGTTGACGATCCTGCTCTACGGCCGCCGCGCTACCGCCGGCGCGTCGTCGCACATAATGGAGTTCCGCATCCAGAACAGCGCCTCGTCGGCAGCGACTATCGCTTACCTCCGGTACTCCACTTCTGGCACGGACCCGAATCTCTACAGCCAAGCAGGCTGGCGGCGCATGTACACAACCGGATCAACCAGCACGTTCGCCCGCGCGTACAACACTTGGGGGATGACTGGTGTGCGCGGCCAAGGGGCGACGGCCGAGCTGTTCGAGAACGCTCTCGCCCACACGCAGGCGCTCTCCGCCGGCGGGTCGGCCGTA